GCCGAGGAAAACACACGCGGCGATTCGCAAACGCTTACGGCGGTGCTGATGCAGCTCGGATACCGCGTTTCTGAGCAGGTCGGAGGCAGAGTGCCTTGTGTGGCCTCGGGCCTTCTGAGATTCGATAAACTGCTCGGCGGTGGCTTCATTAACGGCGGGTTACACGTCATCGGTGCAAGACCGGCGGTCGGAAAATCAGCGCTCGCCTTGCAAATCGCGCTCAATGCAGCAAGAAACGGAGTCAAGGTATTATACTTGTCACTTGAAATGAGCGCAGAGGACTGTTCCGCTCGCCTTGTCGGCAACATCGGCGGCCTGTCATCGGCGCGGCTCATGTTCGGCGGCAGGCTTACGGACAACGAGTACACGCGCTTTGCCGAGGGGACGACAGCGCTCTCCGCGTTGCCGCTTGTATTCAACAAGCGCACGGGTATGAACGTTCGGCAGGTGGAGGCGCTGGCCTATCGCGAGAAGCCGGGCCTGCTGATCCTCGACCACCTCGGGCTGCTTGAACCGCCGGAAGCTCGGCTTTCGCTTTACGAGGCGACCACAAGGAACAGCAGGGCCTTGAAGCTGCTTGCACTGAGGCTGAACATCCCTGTGCTGTGTTTGTGCCAGCTCAACCGCGCAGCGGCCTCTGACCGTTCTGGTAGCTTTCGGGCTACGATGGCAAATTTACGCGAGAGCGGCGCTATCGAGCAGGACGCGGATACGGTGACGCTGCTGCACAATCCGCCGTGTGAGACAGGTGAGCGCATGGAATCGCCATCTTTGTTGGAGTTGTGGCTCGATAAAAACCGACGCGGCGCGACTGGTCACGTTGACGCGACCTTCTACAAGGTCACAGGGAGGGTTACAGCATGAATATTGAGGCCGCGGCCAGCATTTTAGCGAAAATCAAACCGGCACGCCGGAAGCGTGAGCGCTATCGCCAGCGTGACGAAATACAGCACCGTGTAATTCCGCTTTTGCCTGCTGATGATCGAGATAAGTTTGAGCGGGCAATGAACCGTCATTTTCGATTATGAAAAAAGCTCTCCCCAAATAGGGAGAGCGGCTCTTGCGGTGAATCCGATTTGTCGATTCTGATTTTACCACAGGAGGAGCGGATATGCAAGCAAAATCACTTGACACACAGGATAAGCGAACAAGCGAAATTGCAGCAGCGGTGCAGGCGGGCGAGGCGGACATTCTGAGACTTTGGGCGGCGGTTGAACGCTTTGCGTGGCAGCAGACCTTGAGGTGGGTGCGGGCAATGGAAGGCCGTGCGGGTGTCGAGGAAAGTGATCTTCTGCAAGTGGCGTTTATCTCCCTCATGGACACGCTGCCAACATGGGATGTGAACAAGGGTGAATTTCTCACGCTGTACGGCATTAAGCTCAAGGCGGAGTTCACAGAAGCCTGCGGGCAGCGAACACAGCGGACGCGATGTGACCCCATCAACACTGTT